GGATGACACCTCCGCCCTCGTCGGTGACCGCGAGCCCGTCACCCCACTTCACCTTCGAGAACTTCGTCGCCGGCATCAGCCGAGCTTCTGGACGACGCAGTGGCCGGAGTAGGTGATCGGCGTCGTCCCCGCGACATGGTTGACGTTGACGCGGCAGAGGTCGCCGGCGTTCTGGTGCGTGACGAAGGTCGCGTCACCCTGGATCGAGTTGATGCTCGCTTCCGTCAGCTGCCAGCTGTGGCCGGTCCAGCCGAACGCGAAGCCGCTCGAGCCCATCGCGACGAGCTCCATGTAGGCGTGGCCGGTCGAGCCTGGCGCCGTTGTCGGGCCGACCGTCATCAGGTAGGTGTAAACCCCGGCGTCGACGACGACGGGGAGGGTCGGGTCGGCGAGCGAGAGGAGCGGGTCGCCGCCGCCGAACGTCCAGCTCAGATAGCGAAGGATCCCGAGGTCGGTCGACGTGAAGCTGCGGGTGAACGTGTAGTAGCCCCACGGGAAGGCGCCGCCACCTGAGCCGACGGATTCCCAGACGATCCGGATCGGGTCGGCGCCACCGTGTTCGTGGTCGCGGCCGTGGATGATCGGCCGCTGGACTTTGGTCACGTGTCCCCCCACGGGTTCTCGGTGAAATAGGCGCGCGGCGACAAGTCGAGCGAGAGGGTGACGTCGTCGTAGAGCTCGTTCAACGGTTGCGCCTGCTCGTGGACGCCTTCGACGAAGTAGGCGGGGCCGACGAAGCCGCCGCCCTGCGGCGCGTCGACGTACACCTCGACCGTGTCGGAAACGTCGACCTGGCAGAGCAAGCGCCAGTTCTCCGAGGCGCCCGCCGAGCCCGGCTGGATCGACCGGAACGTGAGCGCAGACACACGGTTGAACGGGATCCGGAAGTTCTGCACGTAGTAGGTGGCGAAGCGTTTCGTCTCCTCGAGCGCCGAGACGGGGCCGATCAGACCGCCGTAGGTCAAAAGGTTTTCGGCTGACCAGGAGCGGTAGCCGTACTGGCCGATCGAGTCGTCGTCCATCACGAGCTGGCCGGGAACCTGGTCGTCTTCGATGGTGGCCGGCGTCGCCAGGGCGTGGTTGATCACCTTCGCCAGGCCGCGGTTGAACGCGAACTCCCGCACGTGCGCGTACTGCGCGGGGTCCAAGGCGATGTAGGAGCCGTCGCCGGCTTTGAACTCGTGATAATCCCAGGCGCCGGGGAGCGCACCGGCTAAAACACCGGCTGGGTCAAATTTCGCCAGCCGGCCGTGGGTGCAGATCCGCCCGTGCCTGTCGCAGTACGTATTACCTACTCCCGGCCATTCGGCGTCGGTCGTCTCCTGAATGGCGTTCAGCGGGGATTCCCCCGGCGAATACGTCTGCGGTTGGACGGTGACGTTGCCGGAGAACGTCACCCGGTAGCCGGCGGGTATCCCGACCTGGCCGAGGATCTTCTCGATCCGGCTTTCCATCGTCTCGCCCGCCAGGTCGGGGCCGTACCAGACCTGCCCGGCGACGGCAGCGGCGAGCTCGGCCGAGACCACATTGGGGTCGTCGCCGAACCGGCCCGACACCGGCGCCGACCAGTCGTTCGGGAACATCTGCACGGCGGCGAGCACCTCGAACAGGTCGACGCACTGGATCGTGAGGCGCCACAGCTTCTGGGTCGGGTCGAGCGCGTAGTCGAGCCCGTCGATGAAGCCGCGAAACCGCGTCTCCCACACGTCGGAGACAGGGTTGTAGCGGCGAAGCATGATCTGCCGCAACGGGCCGATCCTGGGGGCGCCGGTGCTGTCGGCGCCGTAAAACGGGCCGGCGGTGTTCGTTGGATCCAAGACCCCTTCGACGTCGGCGAGCTCGACGGTCGCGTGCCCGGTGTCGGTCCGGTCGAGCTCGTACTGGCGGCCACGGTCGATCTGATACGACGTCACGAGGTTCGGGTAGTCCTGGTCGAGCGCTGTCCAGGTCGGGTCCCAGGTCAGCATCGGGTCGTCGAACGCGACGAGGACGCGGCCGTCGGGGACGGCCATCGTCCTAGCGGGCGCCCCGCCGCAGGTGCGCCCGCCCCACCTGCCGTTTCGTCAGCTGCTGCTCGAGCTCCGAGACGGACTGGACGCCGTGGAGGTTCACGTTGCCGTTGATCGTGATCGGCGCCGGCACGAACCCGCCGGGGACGGCCCGAAGGCCCGGAGGCGTCGACGGTCCGATAGGCGGCCTCGTCATGCCGGCGAGCTTCCACAGCGGCGTCCTACCGCCGCGACCTGGGTAGTAGGCGTCGCTGATGATGCCGCCGGCAATCGCAGCCACCGCCGCCGGGTGAGCGCCCGCCGCCCCGAACGCCGTCGGCCGGTGGAACTTCGTCAGGTCGAGCTTCTTCGAGCCCTCGTTCAGGGCGTCGGCCCAGCCGTCCATGATCTCGTCGATCTTCGACCGGACGTCCGTGCCGACCTTCCCGAACGCACCGCTCAGCACCTTCCCGATCTGGAGGATCTGCTGGCGAATCTTCGGCGTGGCCGTGCCCGCCATCTTCTGCTGGAGTTGGGCAAGCCTTCCTCTCAGCGCCTCCACGCCGGGGATTCGTTCGCCGCCGGTCGGGCCGAACCCGAGCAGGCCGAACTGTTTCGCCGCTGTCCTCTCCCGCGCTCGTTCCGCCGCCGCCTTCGCCCGTTCCCGCGCCGCCTCTGCCGCGGCTTTGGCAGCCTCCGCCGCCGCCCGCGCCTTCTCCTTCGCGGCCTCCGCCGCCGCCTTCGCCTTCTCCTTCGCGGCCTCCGCCGCCTGCCTTGCCTTCTCCCGTTCCGCGGCCGCCTTCTCCCGCTCCGCCCGAGCAGCCTCCCTGACGGCGTCCTTCTCCTGCTGGACGACGCCGGCGATCCGGCCCTGGATATCGACGAGCTGCTGCTGCAGCTCGAGCGTCCGGCCGACGACGGTCATCCGCTGGCGGGTCGACGCCTCCCACGCCTTGAGAACGGCGAGGTCGTCGGCGAGCGTCTTCGTCAACTCGGCCCGGCTCAGTTTCAGCCCGAAGACGTCCGTGATCTTCTGGGTCGCGGCGTCGCGTGCCGCAGCTGCCTTCTCGGCCGCGTCGGCCATCGCTTGCTGCGCCGCCTCCGCCTTCGACGCCGCCTCCTGCGCCAACTGGTCGCGCAACCCGCGCTGCTGTAGCCACACCTGGAACGCCTGGTCCTCCAGCGTGTTCGCCCTGGTCACGTCCTTCGTCGCCGCGGCGCGTTTCAGGATCAGCTGGCGGATCTCCTCCAACCTCGAGATCTGTCCCTGAATGCTCCGGATCCCTTCGACGCGGGTGAGCGCCCGCGTGATCTCATTGTCGAACCAGGCGTTCCGGAGTTTCTGCGACACGCCCTTGCTAGCCGCCGCCGCCTTGTCGGCCGCCGGCCCGATCTTCTGAGCGTCGTCCGCCTGCTTCTTGAGACCGGCGATCACCTGGGCCGCCATACCACCCGGCAAGCCGCCGGCGGCGCGTCCGCGGGTAAGGCCGGGCGGCAACTCGGGCGGCTTCTCCTTGCCGCCGGCGAGGCCGAGCGCCTCGAACGGCTTGAAGCCGAGCACCTTCGCGATCGCACCGGTCGGGATCGGGAACGGCCCGACCCGGTCGATCCGACTCACAGGCACACCCTCGAGCGCCTTCTGGATCTGCTCGCGGTGCATCTCGACTGCGACCGCGATCGTGACCGGGATCAGCGTCGGCAGACCGAGGAGCGCGCCGCGGAGGACACCCACCTCGCCCGTTGCGACCGTCGCCTGTTTGCCGATGCCGCTGACGGCGCCGGCGACGAGCCCAAGGTTTGAGATCAACGCCGTGATCTTGAACGCCGCCCAGACGCCGACGAAGAGCTTGATCGTGTCCTTCGTCGAGCCGGTGATCTGGTTCACGTCGTCGAGCGCGCCCTTGAGCGTGTTCAAAACGCCGGTGAAAATCCGGACGGCCTCCTTCGCCGCGCCGACGACACGCTTCTGGTTGTCGGCGTTCTGGATCCACGCTTCGGCGCGCTTGACGAGCCGCTCGAACGACGGCGTCAGGACGCCGATCACCTCGGCTGCGAGGTTCTTCGCGTTCTCGCGGACGATGTTGATCCTGCCGGCGAGCGTCGTCCCGAGCGCCTTCGCGGTGCCGCCCGTCTCGATCGTGAGCTCACGGAGGATCGCCTTCTGCGCCCGCAAGATCTGGCCGTGCTGGGCCCACTGTTTGATCTGCTTCGCCTGCGCGTCCGAGAACGAGACGCCGATCCGCCGCAGCGCGGTGAGACCGCGCGCCGGGTCGTTCAACGCCTTCCCGAGCTGCTTCGCCGACCCGGCCAGGTCTGTTTTGAAGCGGACGCTCAGGTCGAGCGCCGCCTTCGTCGCCTGGGTGAAGATGTCGTTGCCGGCGCCGACCTCGTTCCGGACGTTTCGGAACGTGAGCAGCATCGTCGCGCCGCCCTTGATCACCTCGTCGTCGACACCCGAGAGGTTCATCAGCGACGTCGACAGCGCGTCGATCTCGCCAGCGGTGACGTTCGCCGTTCCGTGCGTCGACTTCAACGCCGCGTCCAGGTCGGCGTTCGCCTTCGCAGCCTCCGAGAACTCCGAGATGCCCGCGTGGACGGCGTCACCCAACAGACTGAACGCCGACGTGAGGCCGACAACGCCGGCCGTTGCTTTCGCGACCGTCCCGAAGCCGACGCGGAGCTGGCCCATCGAGCCGCCGAGACGTTGCGTCGACGTGCGCGCGTCCTTCAGGCTGCGCTCGAGCTTCGACGTGTCGCCCACAACGGAAACGACAAGCGTGCGCGCCGAGGTTCAGCCCCCCCTGTGGTCGCGCGCGAAGTCGGCCATCGCGACGTAACCCGAGAGCGTCCAGTCCCCCGCCGTGATCCGCTCGAGCGTCACCCCGGGGAAGAGGTGCGCGAGCCACGGCTGGAACATCACGTCGGGATTTCTGACCACGCCTCGGAGTCCGAGCTCACCGGCGGGGTCGGTGAGGACGAGGAACCGTTGCTCGGTGATCTCGAGGGCGCGCCGTCGCCGTCTGGCGTCGGCGCCACCGTAGGAGGGCTCTCCGTCTCCTTCTCGGCGCCGCCCATGAGCGTAAGGTCGGACAGGTTCAGGTCCTCGACGGTGCGGACGATCCGCTCGACCGACCACTCCGGGTTGCCGGCACGAAGCGACGTCGCGATCAGGGTGAGGAGGATGCCGGCGCGCAACTCACCGAGGCCGTTCTCGGTCGCCTCGGAGAACTCGACCAGTCCCATGCCGGCGATCCGGTCGATCAGCATCAGATCTTTCCCCATCTCGGAGAACCGCCACGGGTAGAAGCGGCCGTCGAGCTCGAACCCGCCCTCGCGCCGCTCGGTCTCGTTCGCGCTCATATGACGGTGCCTCCTCGGTTGAAGTGGTCGGCCATCCGGTCGAGCGCGTGCTCCATCCGCGCCTCGACGTCGGGGGCGTGGTGTTCGAGCGCCGGCTCCATCGCCACCCGCATGAGCCGCCCGCCGAAGTCGCCTTTGTAGTAGCCGCGGCCCCAGCGGTCGGGGTTCTGTTTCGTCAGCCGGCCGCGTTGTCTCGGCGCGACGTAGATGAGCGTCCGTGTGACGCCGACCCGCATCTTTCCCCACTTGGCCGACTTCCGGTTTCGGCCCATGCCGCTTATCGACGTCAGCGCGAGCTGCTCGGCCTCGGCCCGGATCGGCTCGGCGACGTGACGGAGCTCGGCGCGGACGAACAGCCGCGCCTCCCGCTCGGCGAGCGCGAACGCCTGCTGGAGCTCGCGAAGCCCCTTGACGTGAACGCCCGCAGCGGCCCCGGGTGCGACAGCTCCGGCCAGCATCTAGCCCCAGCCGCTCGCGTACGCGAGGACGACGAAAACGGCGATGACGACGAGCGCGACATCGCCGAGACCAACGTCGGTGCGGAGCCTCACGCCGTCCCCCAGGCGAAGCCGCCGCCCGTCGCCGGCCGGAACGTCGCCTCGATCTCCCCACGGGCGTTCAGCTGGCCGGCCAACCCGTTGTACGCGTAGAGGCTGGCCGTACCGCCGAACGTCGGGTTCGTCGGCCCCGCGGCAGCGGTCGCGTCCGGCCGGATCAGGAGCGGGAACGCAGAGCCGCCCTCATACAACGGCCGCAAAACGGGGTGCGGCTCGCCCGTCCCGAACCCCTGCAGGAACCCGACCGTGATCGTCTGCGACCGCTGGCCCGGCAGGAACTCCTGCGTCCCGGTCGGGTTAAATCCACTTACGTCTACCTGCTCCCTTTCATCCGGGGTATCCAGACTGAACGCGAACCGAGATAGGTCCTGGCCGTTCACCTGGACGAGCGCATTTGTGAGAAGGTATTTCGGCACCTAAAGCCAACTCCTTTCAAACTTGTTAGACTTAGCCGGTTGACTCAGACGTGCGAACACTGCGGACGAGTTTTCATCCGCTCCAACGCCGGCCGGTTCTGCGGCTTCGCCTGCTATCACGCGTCGAGGCGCGGCACGATCAGAAAAGCGGTCGTGAAGCAAAGGATGCGTAGCTGCGCTCGTCGTCAACCGCGGGCGAAGCATTAGCTAGACGCCTCCTCTCTGCGCGAATTCCCGCGCGGTTAGTTCGCGCATGAGCTCTGCTCGGAAACTCACGCGTGACCCGGGGCCGCAGTGGACGAACCTGGCCTGGTCGTCCTCGGGCCCCTCCGGGTATTCGAGCCGGAGCGAGTTCCAGCCCGGGTCGAGCCAACAGGTGCGGTCGTACAGGTCGGTCGGGGCGAGCAGACGAACGGGTGTGCCGCCGTAGCCGAGCGCGTCGTGCAGCGCGGCCTGCTCCCACCAGGGATGGTTCGTGTAGCGGCTCATCCGCCACATCTCTTCGAGCGCCGGCCGAAGCTCGGGCCGGCAGTACCAGACGCCGCACGACGGGATCGACCCTTCGCGGGTTTCGTGGAGGGTGATCGCCTGCCACGCGTCGGGGTCGACCTCGTCGGCGACGTCCACGTCGTCCCGGAGGATGAGCACGTCCGCGTCGACCCAGAGCACCTCCTGGTAGCGGCCGAGCGTCTGCAAGAGGCGGATCACCTTCCCCCACGACGGCGGCCGCACGTTCAGCCGCGGCGGGTCGGTCAGGAGGTCGTAGCCGTGCCGGTCGGCATAGGCCTCGAACCCGGGTAGGGCGAGCTCGAGCAGCTCGGTCTGGTCGCCGGTCGCGAACGTGACGAGCGCCCGTTTCACACGACCGCCCCGGCGAGTTGCGTTTTCGGCTCGCGGATTTGCGTGTCGCCGAGGAGCGAGTCGAGCGCCGGCCGCCAGTACGTCTCCGTGACCGTACGGGCGTCGTAGGCGAGCGCGAACGCCCTCGCCCTCTCCCTGATATCCCTGTCGTCGCGCGCGGCGTAGGCGGCCTCGAGCGCGCCGACGATCGCCGCCACGAACGGGCTGATGAAAAAGCTCTCCTGCGCGGCGTCCCACCAGGGGTCGCCGTCGACGAGCCAACCAGCCTGGGTGAGCTCGGTCATCGCGGAGTGGTCGGAGGCGATCACCGGCACCCCCGACGCCGCAGCCTCGATCAGCGGGATCCCGAACCCCTCCCCCATGCTCGGGTTGAGGAGCACGTCGAACGCCTGATACGTGTACGCGAGCGCCTGCCGCGGGATCCCGAGCTGGAACGCCGCCGCGTAGGGGAACCGGACCCGGCCGGCCGGGCACTGGGTGACGGTCGCGAGCGTGTCCAACGCCATGCCGCCGCCGCCGGTCGGGCTCGCCTGCGCCTCCGCGTGCACGTACAGCCAGGCGTCCTCATGCCGGCGGGCGAACTGCGAGAACGCGAGGAACGCGCCCGGGAAGTTCTTACGCGGCACCGCCGGGTTCCCCTTGTTCGCGGCGACCATCCCGACGAGGAAGACGTCCCTGGGGATCCCGAGCTCGTCCCGCACCTCGTCCTTGATCTCAGGCTGAGGTCTAAACATTTCAATGTCGACGCCATGCGGGACGTACAGCGGGTCGAGCTCGAACGCGGTCATCTGCTCGAACCCGAACCGCGACATCGCGACCGGCCGGATCCGGTCCGACTGGAGGACACCGAGAACCGGCGGCGGGATCGGATAGTGATCGACGGGCGCCCACACCGCCGCTGTCAGGCCGTCCGGCCACTTGTCCGGGGTGAGCACCCAGGCGTCGCACAATGCGATCACCTGGTCGGCGCGCCAGTGGTCGACGAACGTCGCCAGGTTCAGGTTCCCCCACAGCCCGTCGGAGGGGAAGCAGGTGACGCCGTTCCAGTTCGTCTCGCGGCCGTGGAGGCCGTAGTTGCAAAGCATGGCGACCTCATGCCCCTGGTCGCGCAACCTGGGAACGAACAGCGCCATCTGTTCGGAATAGCCGCTGCTGGCCCAAGGAGCATTGGAGAGAAACAACAGACGGCTCACGGCTCCACCGCCTCGACGAGCCCCGCCGCAACGGGCTCGGCTGGCAAGGCGAGCACGACCCGGAGCGTCCACTCGCAGCCCAAAAAGTCGGGGCCGGCGTCGGTGTCGCGGTACACCTGGTAACCGGACGCGTCCGGGAAGTCCTGCGCGAGCCCGGAGTCCTCGACAGCACCGGCGAACGTCGGGTCGGACCGGAGCGCAGCCCGCACCGACGCCGGCCCGTACGGGTCGAGCAGCTCGAGCAGGAGCTCCTGCCCGGCCGCGTTGTCCGCCGTCGAGACCCGTGCGCGTACCGTCCAGATCGCCTCGTGGATCCGGAACGCGTTCTGGGTCAGGAACGTCGGCGCCGGGTAGACGTCGAGCGCCGGCGGCGTCGGGTTGAACCAGCGATGGCCGACGACCTGCAGCTCCGGCACGACCGGGCCGAGCACCGCCTCGAGCTGGGCCGCGATCGCCGTCGGCACGTCGGGAAGGCTCATCCGATCCCCGCCCTGCTAGATGTGCTTCCAGATCCTCCGCGTGACGATGAAGCTAACGAGCGCGTGACTGATGCCGTAGTCGACTGCAAGCTGCTTCTGTGTGATGCCGCCGGCGGCGTACCGGGCTCGCATGTCGAGCACCTGTCCCTCGGTGAGTTTCGACGCGTGCTGCTTCGAGCCTCGGGGCCGGCGAGCCTTTCGAGCCGAGTCGGCCCCGTTGTCACTGGGCGTCCCGAGTCGCAGGTGCGCTGGATTGACGCAGAGCGGCACGTCACAGGTGTGCATGACGTACATGCCGGTCGGGATCGGCCCGACGTTGAGCCCGTAGCTGTAGCGATGGGCCCCGGTGGTTCGTCCGTCAACGGTGATAGCCCCGTAGCCGTCGCCGCTGTGGCCGCCCGTCCAGAGCCAGCACGCACCGGACGAATCGACTCGTGACCAGAAGCGCTCCTCGGCCGGCCGGTATGTCCGTACGTGATCGAGGTCGCGGTAGTGACGCCAGCGCCACTGATGGGTGGCGCACCAGCGATGGCCCGGCGACGAGAGATTCCGACAGCCGTCGACGACGCAGGGCTTCCGCTTGCCACCCCCCATGCGCGTAAGGCTAGCATCCCAGTGTTACTTATCACGCGATCCCCCACGTCGCCTTTAGCGGCGCCAGCTTCGCGGCGTGACGGTCGAACGGGTCTTTGCCGGTCATCGTCGGGGTCGCCTCCCCCATCCCGACGATCCCGAACGGCGCGTACCCCTGGCTCCAGTGCTCGACCGCACGCTCCAGGTTCACCTCGACGACGAGCGCCGGATACGGCGTCCCGTACCAGAGCGACCCGTACGTGGCGGAGCCGCCCTGGAGCTCGTAGTCGATCTCGTAGGCGGCGGCGTCGAGGACGCGTTCCATCGCGACGAGCTCGTCCACGGTCGGCCGTCGTTTCTCGAGCACACGGGCGAGCTCGGCCGTTCCAGCGTAGGCGGCCACTCGGGTTCCGCCCTAGCTCAGGTGCATGAACCGGGCCGGGTCGAACACCTTCGCCTGGAACGCGCCGATGACGCCGACCTCCATGCCGCCGATCGCAGGTTCGACCGCCCGCATCTCGACCGGCGCCCCCGGCGTCTCGGCGACGAGAAGCGCCGACGAGTCGCCGACGACGGCCGTGTTCGAGCCGGTGCCGAACCCGTAGGAGCCGACGACTTTGAGGCCGGCCCAGGTGCCGGTCATCGTCGTCAGGTCGAGCGTGCCGACCGACGACACCTGCAACACCTGGTCGGTGCCGAGCCCCGCCAGGGCGAAGAACCGTTGCGCCGACAGGTACAGCGTGTCGGTCATCGCCCGGCCGCCCGAGTTGTTGTAGAGCGTCGAGATCGCCGAGATCGCCGCCTGCCGCCACTGGCCGAACGACTCCGTCCCGGTCGTCCCCAACGGGCTCGAGATCGTGCCGCCGCCGGCGGTGCCGAGCTCCGAGCAGGCTTTCTTCTCGGTCTCGTGCGCGTACGCCTCCGCGGCAAGGTCGAACCACAACTGCAGCGCGTCCGGCGTCGACCAGTTGATCACCTGCCAGGACAGGTCGCCGCCGCCGAGGTAGGTGTCGGCGTTCAGCGTGTCGAGCGTCACCGACATCTTCGCGGTGCCCGCCTCCGTCTTCTCCGCCGCCTGCTTCAACACCTCCGGGCGGCCGGTGATCCGCGGATACGTCATCCGTCCCGACGTCAGCGAGAGCTGGCGCGCGCTCTGAACGACGGGCCGCGACTTGTTGATGATGTCCATGATCTGCGCGAGATGCTGCGGCGGCAGCAATCCCTGCACGTCGGCGGTCAAGGTGTTCTGGACGCGTTCGAGCCGGGCGAGGTTCTCACGGGCCCGCTCGACGATCGCCTGCGCGTCACCGCCGGTCTGAGCGGCGAGATTCGGGAAGCGGACGAGCAGCGCGTCCCGCGCGTACGCCGCGAACGTCCGGTACACCGGCCCCCGCTCGTCCGGCTCGGGCGGCCGGCCGTCGTCGGCGGCGCGAAGGACGGCCGACACGTCACGCGCGTTCGTCTCGCGCTGGACGTCGGAGCTGAGCACGCCGATCTCGTCGTCGAGCTCCTGGAGGCGGCCGCGCCACTGCGCGAGCATCTGATCCTCGACCTCGTTCATCGGCCGACGCTCGTCCTCGGCGGCGCGGAGCGTCTCCTGCATGTTCTCGGCGAGCCGGGCGCGCTCGTCGACGAGCCGCTCCAGCCGCATCCGGGTAATCGTCTGCGAGCCGTTCCCGCTCACGGTGCAACCCCCTCCGAATTCGTACGTTCAGGTTCGGCGGGTGTTGCCCTCAGAGCGTGTCAGGCGGCAGCGGTGCGGCCTCATGGTACGGCCGGGTGGCTACCTAGCGCCCGGCAAGGTGCGCCTCGCGCGCAATCGTAGACGCGACCGCGGCTGGCGTGCAAGGTCGCGCCTAAAGACGAGCGCGGCGCGGTCGATAGTGCTCTATGACAGGCACGTCCACTGCTTCACCGAAAGGATCGACCTGATGGGAACTACCACGATGGCCGGGCCGAAGCGTTGCGTGATCGGCAGCGGCCTCTTCCTCGCCCTCGGCCTCTTCATCACGCCGTACGCGCTCTATCTGGTCGTGCCGATGCTCGTCATCGCGGGCGTCTGGGCCCTTTGGCCGCAGGACGCATCTAGCGACGCCGGTCACTGACTGGCCCATCTAGCTGCGCGCGAGCGCGACGAGGCTCGCGGGAGGCTCCCGCTTCGCCGCGTTGTAGTACCTGACGAGCCGGCGCGCAGCCGCAGCACGTTGCGCGGCAGTGACGTTCGCCAACCCGCCCCGGCCGCCCGCGAGCGCCGCTGCGGCGGCTCCGAGCGCGTTTACGTTCAGCGTGCCGTCCGGCTCGAGCACCGGCAGCGAACAGTCCTGCTTCGGCGGTGATCCCGACCCGCGGCACAAGAGGGCGGAGCGGCGGTACTGGTCGTCCGTGAACCGGGCCGGCGACCCGTCCCACGCCGAAGCGGTCGTCGCCATCCGCTCCAACGGTTCGACCCCGAGTTCGGCGAGGCGGCCGGCGAGCTCGTCCGGGAACGCCGGCACGGCCGCCGCCACGACGGGTACGGATGCCGTGCCGGCCGTGCCGGCCTCCGACACGGTAACGGCCGGGTCGAGCTCGCGGACCGCCAGCACCTCCGCGCCCGCGTAGGCGGGCGAGCGGCAGAGCGACACCTTGTCCAGATGGGCGCGCAACCTCTGGACGACTCCGTCGACGCGGCGGGAGCGGATCGCGACGAACTCGGCCGAGATCCCCGACAGGATCCGGTCGCGGACAAGCGCCAGAGCTTTGTCGCCGTCGGTGTTCTCGTGAACGCGGAACGAGCCGTGCAGGCCTCGGTCGTCCTCGGACAGCTCGAGGCCGTGGCCGACGATGCCTCGCAGCCCCTGCTCATGCTCGAAGTTCAGCCAGACGCGGACGCGGTTCGGCGCCGCCAGCTGCCGCTCGAACGCCCCCCGGACGAACATCTCCCGATAAGGGATATGCGAGGGCGGGTCGGCAACAACCGCCTCCACCCCGTACGGGACGACCCGCATGTCCAAGGTGCGGCCGTCACCCTCGACGAGCTCGGCCTCGACGGTGCGGACGAACGTCTGCCGCGTGAACGCGGCCGCCTCCAGGTCCTCGTCGACGTCGAAGCCGAGCTCCGTCCGGACAAGCATCGGCGCGCTCATGACGACATCACCACCGTCGGCCGCAACTCCTGCACGACCGCCGTCCCCGGCCCCGACTGGGCCGGACTCGCCGCCGCGGTCGGCGGCTCCGTCAGGTCGTCCAGCGCCTCCCCCTCGGCGAGCGGCGGCAGATGCAACACCGCCGCCCTGAACTCGTCAACGGTCACGACTCCTCCCTTCAGCAGCTTGTCCCACGCATCGACCTGGCCGGCGAACGTCGGCGCGAGCACCGCGCGGGCGTCGAACTCGACCCACTGTCCGCGCGGGAGCATGTTCGCCGACAACGCCCGCTGGACCCGACCGGCGGCCGGCCGAAGCTCTGTCCGCCACCAGACCTCGAACAGCGTCTCGGGATTCTGGTAGGTGAGCCCGCCCGCGAGCGGCATGTTCAGCATGAACGCCGGCACCGAGAACGCCGACGCAATCGCGCGAGCGTCGAACTCCTGCAGCTCGAGCAGGCTCAGGTCGGACGGTGAGAACGCGAGCTGCTGCAGCTCGAGCGCGGGGCCGAGCACGGCCGGAACGCCCGCCGCCGCCCGCTGGCGGGCCGCGACCCACCCGTCCTGGATCGCCCGCGCCTGCTCCGGGCCGATCCGAAGCTTCGACCGCAACACCGCCCAGGGGACGCCGCCGCCGGCGCCGACCATCGTCCGCCCCAGTTCGGACGCGGCGACCTGCCCCCACGCAACCGACGCGTAGGAGGCGAGCGCGCTCGTCCCTTTGAGGGCGCCGCGCGGGTCGCGGCTGATTTGCACGACCGCATCCGGGTCGAGCTCGACGTTGCCGGAGCGGTACGTCCGGCGGCCGCGCTCACGCTGGACGTTCATCGTCGCCGCGTCCAGAACCGTCCACGCCGACGGATAGCCGGTCGCGTACCGGTCGGTCACGTACAGGAACGCGTCGCCGTAGGCGTACATCGACCAGGCCGCCGCGAACACCGCGTCGCCGATCCCGTTCGGATACCACGCCGGGTCGGGATTCGCGACCCACGCCGGCTCCGACGGCCCGAAATACCTGAGCGGCATCGACGCGAGCTCCTGCGAGCACAACTGCAAACAGCGGTTCACGACCCAGACCCGGTCGATCAACGTCGGTGTCCACGCCACCGGCGCCCCGGAGCCGTTCGCACCCCAGAGCGAATCCCAGAACGTCGACACCTGCGGCTGGATCGACACGTCCGCCATCGACAGGTCCGACCCCTCCCGCTGTTTGAACGGCCACACGGGTCAGAACACCCCCAGGTCGTCGCCGCCGCCCGAGGCGAGCGTCGACGAACCCCACAACGCCAACGTGGACGCGACGAGCGGCGAGATGTCCACGCTCGAGTTCTTCCGCGACCACGCCCACGCGTCCCCCAAAGGTCGTGTCGTTGCGCCCTTCAGCGCCGCCACTAGCTCGGCCGAGCCGAGATGCCGGAGGCCGTGCTCGTCGACGAGGTCGACGAGTTGGCCGCACGCCTTCGCGTGCTCCGGCGCCGTCACCGTCTCGACGTCGAACCCGAGCTCGAGCGCCCGGTGGAGGAGCGAGCCGGCGGGCCCCGTGGCGTCGCAGAGGATCGCGAGCGGGTCCCACTTCTCCCGCAGCTTCTCCAACGTCGGCACGACCCAGCCGGTGCCGCGCTTGTGATGCGTCACCTCGACGTGGAACAGCCCGTCGAGCCGGCGGCCGGCGGCGGCGACGGCGGCGGTCGCCCGGTCGGGGGCGACGTCGAACGAGAAACAGACCGGGTCGACCAACTCGGACTCCTCGTCGGCGAGCTCTGCCCACGCCTCCAATGGGATCACGGTGTCGACGTTCCCGGTCGAGTCGGGCCAGTCGCCGATCCCCAACCGTTCGACCGCGAACGTCCGCGGCGCCAAAGCGCGCAGCTCGTCCTCGATCGCCTCCCGCGAGATCCGGATCCCGTAACCGGGGTTCGCGGCCGCCCACACCGCCTCGTCCTCGAGCTCCCCATCGGTCACGAGCTCCGGCCGCTCCCCGTCCGCAGACCACTCGAAATACGCCAGCCGCCCGTCCGAGTTGCGGAGCGCCCGCTCGCGAATCCGTGCGAACACCAACCCGTCAGGGTGGATCGTCTGGTCGACCGCCGAACCCGCATACCAGCGCTGCCGGTTCGGCATCGCCGACTGCGTCGGGATCAACGCCCCGACCGACGTCTCCGCCAAAAACATCGCCTCGTCGAACACCACAAGCGGCGCCGTGAAACCACGGCCGCTCGACTTCGTCCGCGTCACGAACAGGATCCGCTGCCCGCCCTTGAGCTCGATCCCCTCCTCGCCGTGCGAACGGAGAATCCGGTGCACGCGGCGCGACAGCTCCGGCGTCCCCTCGATCAGCCCGATAAGCCGAAGAAAGTGCTCCTTGCTCGTTTTGAAATGGTGAGCGGAATGAATTACGAGCCGCTCGTCGTGGAGGAACAGGGCGGCGAGCTCGCGCGCCTCGAGGATCGCGTTCTTTCCGTTCTGGCGGGGCGCGCAGACGCCGACCTCGACCGCGCTCCAGCGGCCGTCGTCGCGCTCCGCGAGCGCGTGCTCGAGAACGTACGCCTCCCAGGGGTCGAGCTCGAGGCCGGCGAGCGCCGCCAGCTCCACCGCCTCCCGGCCGGCGCTCGAGCTCGACTCCGGCACGACGAGAACCCGCGGGCGGACGAACTCTACGACCGCGCTCACTTCGACCCCCTCCGCTGAGCGCGCCGGCCGGCGAGCTCGTCGAGCGAATCAGCTCGCGGAGCCGCGGCCGCCTCGTCGACGGCCGAGCGTCGGAGCCAGCGCTCCGGAAACCGGCGCTCGAGCACGAACGCGGCCGCGCGCCAGTCCGTCCGCGCGGCCTCGAGCACGGTCGCGACGAGGTCCCGCTCGCTCGGCGTTCGCGGCCGGGCTGGAGCTCGACGTCGAGCGGCCGTCACGTCCAGTCCCTCGAGACCCGGCGCGAGTTCGGCCCGTTCAGAGTGGCCGTCGCGCGGTTGCATCGGCGATGCTCAGCGCCGTTGTAGTGAAGTCGGTCGTCTGCGTGCCCGAGGTCCCACGGCTCGCCGGCCCGAATCGGCCGGCCGCACCGAGCGCAGGTCGATAACCCCGCAGCGACAAATCCGGCCAGACGAGCTCGAATCGCCTTGTGCTCGACTCCGTAGCCGCGAGCCGTCGTCGATCGCGCTCGAACCCGAAACGTTGGAGAGAAAAATTCGCCTTTGAGGGTCATTTGCAAATCATAAAAATCAAAAAGCGGCGTTTTCCAAGGATTTTTGCCCTCTGCAGTAGGCGTGCAGATCATCCAGCGAGCATCGCCCCAGGAGTGCCTCGAGCGCGGCGAGCACCGGGCCGCGGCTTGCTCCGGCGTATAGGAGGATGTCGTGGATGGTGGGTGGGGTGGTCATGTTGTGACACCGGCGTTGCCGTAGGCGTTCGGCATCGTCATCGAGACGGTGGCGTGGTCGGTGGTGGGGTTGCCAGCCAATGCTGCCAATACTTGGGTTGCTGCTGCGTCGGGTGTGTAGGGCATGTTGTCGTCGGGTTCGAGCTCGACGTTGGTGGTGATGTCGAGCTTGTGGAACGTGATCCGGGCCGTACTCGTGTCGTTCGCCGCGTTGCCACCCAACGCGGCCAGGACTTGGGCTGCGGCCTGCTCCGGCGTGTACGGGTAGGTGGTGCCGGCTACCTCGATGAGCGTGCTGATCTTCACGGTGTTTCCTTTCAGCTCACCCGGACGGGTCGGACGCGGATCCATCGGCGGTCGGCTGTCATCGTTCCGGCGAGACCGTTGAGGTAGCGGAGACGGATGTCGTCGCTGGCGGCGAGCCCTGTGAGCCGTTGCGATACGGGGATCGTGATGAAGTTCGACGCGACGGGGTTGTTGCCGGTCGCGACGGCGGGGACGGCTGGTGTGCCGGCGTTCTGGGCGATACCGACGGTGCAGCCTCCGTTCGCGACGGAGTGGTAGAGGCCGGCGCCGCCGGTCGCGTCGTAGTCGCCGGCGCGGGGGACGATGACTCGGGGGCCGATGGTGGTCAGGTCGAGCCAGGATCCGACCGTTGTCGTGCTCTCGGCGGCGAGTGTGGCCCACATCTCGCCGCCGCCGACGAATTCCCACTTGTAGGCCGAGCTGGAGCCGGCGCGGTAGACGAGCCTCCATTCGACGCCGTTCGTGGCATCGACGAGGAGGCGCATCTCCTGCCCGTCGTAGGGGGTCGTGAACGGGGCTGCCGACATCTGCGCCGACGTGATCAGCGGCGCACCCTGCTCGACGAGCGTCCACGTCGTCCCGTCGGAGCGGAACGTCCCGAGCGTGTCGGTGGCGTAGTAGACGGTGCCGGCGGCGACAGTCGAGGCGGCGGGCCGGGAGAGGTAGGTGCCGGCGATCGTCGTCGTCGGCGTGACCCATTGCGTCGCGTAGTCGGTCGCGCTCGCTTTCGCGAGCAGCTGCCCGGTTGTGCCGCCGGCGGCGACACCTGGGCCGGCAGGACCCTGGGTTCCGGTTGAGCCAGCGGGGCCTTGCGCACCGGTCGGGCCTTGCGGCCCCTGGGGACCCTGGGCGCCGGCCGACCCTTGCGGGCCTACAGGCCCCTGCGGGCCGGCGTCACCCTGGGACCCTTTGATGTTCGTCTGGCCTGTCCAGACGGTGTCAGCGGTCTTCTCGGAGACGTCGCCGCTTCCGTAGTCGAGATACCAGTCGCCGGGTTTGCCGAGCGCCGCGTCGGGGGCGCCGGTGCCGCCGAGCCACTCCTCGACCTGGGCGCCCTGGGTGAGGATGCTGACAGCGGTGGCGGCGTTTCCGCCCGGCGGGCTGCCGCCGCCGTCCTCGAAAGCGACGGGCCATGACCACCAGGCGCCGTGGTCGGTCGGAAGGCCGGTCAGCCGGTATCTCGCCCACCGGGTCGAGTCGGTCTTCTGCTGCAGCTGGAAGCCGTCACCGATCTTGACCTTGGCGAGGAACGCGGCCGTGTCGGCGTTGTCGCTCGTCTTCTCGTTCAGGTTCAGCTGCGACGCTGCCGCCCAGGTCGTGGCGTCGATCCCGACCTGGCCGCCGGTGGCCGCATCAGCGGTTTTCGTCGTCCACGTCCAGGTGGCGGTGTAGGCGGCGTTCGCAGCACCCGGCGGCCCCTCCGGCCCGGGTGGGCCTTCGGGGCCGGGCGGGCCTGTCGCCCCCGAAACCCAGGTCGTGTCGTAATCCGCCGGTGACTGCTTGACGAGGACGTCGCCGGTCAGGCCGCCCGGGGGCAGGTCGGCGGCGCTCGTGCCGCCGCCGTCCTCGCCGGCGACCCATTCGATGTAGTCCTCGAGTTCCTCGTCGGAGCCGATCGGGACGTGGTAGCGCTCCTCGTACTGGCCCGGTGAGAGCGGCTCGAGCTCGACGTCGAGCGCGGCCGCCATCTCCGCGGCACGCTCCGCCGCGACCCGCTCGAACTCACCCGCCAACCTGCGTTCCGCATACGTCGTCGGGCCTTCACGCTCGACCGGGCGGGGCGCGTCGAGCTGGTAGAGCCGGCGTATCCACTCGATCTGCCGTTCGCGCTCGAGCTCGGACTCGAGCTCGTCCTCTCGCGTCGCGAGATAGGCGCCCGCGGCTCGTCTGTCGCGGTAGTCGGTCACACGACCGGGTGTTTCCGCGGCCGTCCGCGCGGCCGTTTCAGCGGCTCGGGCCCCTCACGGTCGGCCTCACCCTCGGCCTCGGCGTCGTCGTCGACCTCGTTGTCGGGGTCGTGGTCAGCGGTGGTATCCGGCGCGTAGTCGCCGGCCTCCCGCCGTTCCCTGTACGGGGTCATCGTCCCTCCTCCTGCCGCGACCGTCGGATGGTCTCAACGCCGGCCAAGCCCTGCAGCCCGTTCTCAGCCGACGTCGACAGCATCCGGAACGGCTCCCGAACCGCTTCCGCCCGGCAGAATAGTTAGGCGGGGGTCATTTCGGCTCGCCTCGGGCGGCCGAGGCGAGGGTTTCGCGGGCCTCCTCATAACCGACGCCGTGCCGTTCTAGGCGTTCAACCGCCCAATGGATCGGGCAGTCTCGGTCAGGTGTTGCGTGAATGCCACAGGTGCATCCCTCACTTCCATAGTTAGGACACGAACGCCAAACCGACCAAACTGCGCGCACGTATCTGTCACCTTTTACCCGCAGCCGCTTGTTCTCGGCTTGCAAGTCCTCGATCGTGTCCGCGAAGATGTTGGCCCACTGGGGCCAGCAGTTATCCGCGCCCCGATGGTTCCGGACAGCGGCGATTGTCCGGTCAATGTAGGTCGGTTCGTGTCTCACACCCTCACCGTCCTTTCCTCCAGCATCCGCTCGAAGTCCTCCCGCCACACCAGCCGCTTCCGAATCCCCTCGGGTTTCAGGTCGACGTTCGGCAGGCGGTCCATCAAACGATAGGCGGTCTGTTGTGGGAAGCCGTACTCGCGCTGGATCGCCTTGGCGTCGAGGAGACGGGCGGGATTGTCGGTCACCACGGCTCTGCCACTTCTCGCGGTTTGATGCTTTTCCGACGCTCTACTTCGTCGTAGCCCAGCCCTTTGCACCGGTTGCACTCGCGACTGTCGTGATAGCCGCCGATGATGCCGAACCCCTTGCAATGAGGACACTTTTCCGGCTCTGCCACTTCTCGCGGTTCGGTACGTTGCCGACGGTGCCAGCGGTGAGCACTCGCCGCGGCTAGCCTAATGTAGTCCGCCAGAACTTCTGCCTCTTCGGGCTGGATCGTGCTTCCGAAGTCGGCTTCGATGGACACGGAAGCGGGCCACCACCCCTCGCCCGCTCGGGCGCGGATCGTCACCGTACTTAGACCGTCCGTCGAGGTCCAGTCGACTCCGAACAGGGCGCTCACGGAGACTCCCCTTCTCGCGGTTCGCATTCGCTCCGCGCGCTCATGCCGAGTTCCGAGTGATCGCCGCGGCCTCGGCGACAACGGCCTTCTCCTCGAGAGCCTCCTGCGCCCGCCCGATCTGAGTCTTCAGCCAAGCGACGTGAGTCTCACCGGGCCCATGCTCAGCGAGATGATTCGCTGCTAACCGCTTCGTCTCAGCTCCTTTCCCGAGCTCGACCGCATGAGCAACGAGGAGCGTCGACAGCGACGAGATCTCGTTCATAAGAGCCGGCGGCGGGGTGGGTGCCTCATCCCCCGCCGCCTCTCGGCTGGCACCCCGAGGCGACTCCGGAGAATCGCCTGCGGTTTCAGCACCTTGACCAGCCTCTTCCCCGTGGGAAGTCGTTGGCGCCGGTCCCCATCCTGGCGCGCTCGAGTGCTCCTCGAACTGCGGGTCAGCCGGTGTCACGGGCTCCCCGCCGGCCGACAGCGCCGGCCGCTCCCCGACCGGTGCGGGCGCGTTCAGCGCACGTGGCGCCGCGACCATCCCGAGCTCGTCCATCGTGACACCCGGCAGGTCAAGCACCGGCACGACGAACTTCCGGGTTTGCGGCTTGCCATCCACGATCTGCTTCGCCGTCCGCGGCTCGAGGCGCAACACCGCCGGCATGGGCCGGCCGTTCGCCTGCGACGCGAGGAGTTGCACCACCGGGGGGAGTTCGGCTGCCGCGTTCCACCCGTGCGACTCCAGCCGCCACACACCGATGCCGGGGACGTCACGGATCATCACGCTCATCCGAGTCGTCGGCTTGCACTCCTCCGCGCCGGGCTCGCACATGCACGGCTTTCCGGACAGCAGCTCGGTTTCGGTGTCGCACCGACGCTGGCAGCCACCACCACTCCAGAGTTCCATGTATTGCGAGATCGCCACGGTGGGCTCACCGTCACGAGCGCCAACCTGGCATCGCCACCACGCCCGCCATCGATTCCATATGGCGGGTCAGTAACCACTACGTCAGCCGCGACGAGGGGGAGCACGTCTCGGCAGTCTCCCAGGTAGAGAGTCACCCATTCGTCCTCGTAGTACGGCTTCACCCCGGATTACCGTCCTGACCCGATGGACAAAGGCGAGGACGCGAACACGGGTTGCCGGTCACAACAAGCCGCACATCCGCGCGGTCTGGGGCCAGGGGTGGAAGCCGCGGCTGCGGTAGGCGGTGATCGCGACGGCGAGCTGTTCGGATGGTGTCCAGTTGTCCGCCGTGCCTTTCGCCTGGAGGAGCCGGCGGCCGTAGGTGCGCTGGAACGTGAGGTCGAACTGGAGGCCGCCGAAGTAGCCGTTGCCAGTGTTCGTGTCCCAAGTCTGGGCTTCGTGCTGGTGGATGCACAGGAACGCCTGCACCAGCCAGACGAGCTGTTCGAGCCGTGAGGCGAGCAGACGCTGCAGATGCTCCGTGCGGGTCTGCTCGCCTCGTAGCGCAGTCTCGAGACGGTGGGATCGCGATGCCCACCATTCCGGCCCGTGCCCTTGAAAGCGAATCTGCCCGACCCCTCGCTCGCGCAAACCGGGATCTGGATGGTCGGTCGGGTCGAGCGTCGCGCCGGCAGCGCCCGCCAGGACGAGGCTCGCGACGAGCGCCGCCGTTCGCCTCGCCACCTAGCGTGGCCTCCTCTCGACGTCGTTGGCGATGACCTCGAGCTCGCTTCGGATCGCGGCGAGGAGCCTGGCCGCACGTTCGAGCGTCTCCGCGATCTCGCGGAGCACGAGCACCCCCTCGCCCGCGACCTGCACGAGCGTCACCAGCCCGCCCGAGCCCGGCACCCGGTCGTTCGCGAGCCCGTCGGCGATCGCCTCGAGCGGCAGCCGATAGTCCTCGTCGCTCACAGCGGCGGCACCGCCCCGCTCGGGGAGAGCGCGAGCTCGATCACAAGCCCGAGCTCGGGCTCCGGCTCGGCGGGTCGCCGGCGGCGGAGGATCTCGACGGCGACCCCGAGTGTGTGCGCGACGAGGTCGACGTCCCGGCCGGCGGTCGGGTTCGTCGCCGCCACCAGCCGAGCTAGCACCGGGGTCGCCTCCTGGGCGGGGTAGCGGTCGAGGTCGTCGAGGAGGTCGCGCCAGACGACCGGGACGTGCATCTCACCGGAACCGCCGGTAACGGTCGGGATCGGTGCACGTCTGCCAGTGCGGCCGGTGAAGGACGAGCCCCAGGCGCCACGCCTCCTCGAGCCGCTCCTTGCCGAGAACGTCGGCGAAGAGGACGCCGTCCCGCTGGACGAGGTGAACGGAGCCGTCGCCGGCCGGCTCGAGGTCGACGGGGGTGAGCCGCCCGAGCCTGGTGCGGGCGAACACGATCTCCCGGTCGCACGACGAGCAGCGGTTCACGGCGACCCGTCCTCGAACGGAAGGGGATCGAAGAGCGTCGGCCATGGCGTCAGCTCGACGAAGCGCACCCCGACCTCGGCGGCGCGATGACTCTCGTTCGCTAGACGAGCGTCCTCCTGCTCATCCAGCCAGCGGGCGAACGGCTTGCCCCGCTTGCCGTTGTTGCACGAGCCGCACCCGAGCCCGATATTCCGAGCGTGCTGCCGAGCCCAGTCCTGCGGACCACGCAAGGGCTCGCGGTGCTCGATCTGAATATCGCGCTCGTTCAGAAACGGATGACCACAATCGAGACAAAGGCCCTCGGGGGTCATCAGCGCCCGCATAACCGGCGCGAGGGCGCGCCAGCTCATGTTCATCCAGAAGAACGCCTTTGTGACGCCGGCCCGTCGGGCATGAGATGCGGCGCGGCGATCGATTAGCCAGAGCGCGCGGTCATCGTTTTCTTTCTCATTCCGTTCGATCTGCTCGCATGCTTTGCAGAGTGTGTTGAACTCAATCCCCACACCGTTCGATGTGGTTCGCTTTCGACTTCGGAATCGCGAGTGGTGCTTCCACTCGCCGCACTTCGGGCAGAGCCTCTCGCAGTCACGGGGGTTCGTCTCGCTCATTCGTACTGGCACCTCGTCTGGCCTCGGCATCGCTGGTGGGTGCAGCCGGTCTGCGCGTTCAGCGCAAGCCCCCCGGCGGGGGGGCTGGGGGGGTCTTTCTCTGTCTCTGTCTCTGGGGGGTCGTTTTTGCTAGCACGTTTGCTAGCACGCCTCGTTGTCTTCCTTCCCACTATCCATCGGCCTTTGAGGAGCTGGTCGATTCCTTCGCGGCACGCTTCAGGTTCGAGTTTCAGCGATTTCGCGATCGCTTCGCGATCGTCTGGGATCGCGTTCGCGGTCCGGGCGGCGAGGAGGAGGAGGTCGACCCAGAGCAGCCGCGTCGGGACGGGCAGAGCCTGGATCTCGTCGTCGTCGAGGAGCGAGATGTAGAGCTTTATCCAGGGTGGTTGGCGCCGCTGGTAATGCTGGTACTTATTCCAGTTTCGAATTGCGAGGTACATCAGTACGGGATTTCCCGGATCTGCGCGGGGGGTGGGCAGACATGGCCGGCGGCTTTCGCCGCCTCTAAGGCGGCGTCTCGGATCAGCTGGTGGCGGGCGAGGACTTGTTTGCAGCGGTAGCAGACGACCTGGTAGCCGTCGCGGCGGCGGCGGATGAGGAGCTCGGCGCCGTGGTCGGTGAGCCCGAACAGCATCGTCTGCTCCTGGGTCATTCGGGCCGCCCCTCGACGTCGAGGAAGTCGGCTGGCTCGAGCGTCGCGTCGACGATGACGAGTTCCCCGTCGGGCCAGGTCGTCAGCGCGACGTCCTGGTCGTGGGCGTCGCGGAGGTGGTCGAGGATCTCGCTTGCGGGGTAGCGGCGGAGGCAGAGCGCGCAGTGGGCGGTGTTCATCGGCGGCCGGCCCGTTCGACCTTGACGCCGACGCGGGTCTCGCCCGTGCGGGCGGCGTCGATCGCCGAGGCGTACGCGTCGCTTGCGCCGCGTAGCTGGCGAAGGACGTTCCCGTTCGGCTTGTACGTGACGGTCTCGACGACGGCCTCCCGGATCCGCTGCTCGGGCAGGCCGGCGTCGCGCAACGCGTCCTCGAGACGGAGGTGGTCGTAGACGGGATAGCCGCCGGTGACCGTCGCGACGCGCTCGCCGAGGTACAACGTCCGCTTCCCCTGCCGTTCCGACTCGGCGCGGATCGCGCGCACGAACTCGGCCTTGACGTCGCCGAGCTCGCGTTCGAGCTCGCGGATCCGTTCGAGCCCGTAGGCGACGACGGCCGGGTCGGCGATCTCGATGACCTCGCCGGTGCCGGGGATGACGACGAGCCCGCCGACCTCCTCGACCTCGACCCGTTCGAGCTCCTGGCCGCTCATTGCACCGGGTCGCCGAAGGAGGCGCCGGTGTCGACGCCCTCCCGGTCGGCGACCTCACGCCAGTCCGCGTCCTCGGGTTCGCCCTGCGGCTCGCCGCTCGAGTTCGCCGGCGGCGGGGGCGGCGGCGGGTTCGCACGGGCGAGCGCCTCGGCTTCGACCTCGCCCTCTGCGGGTGTGCCGAGCGAGAAGCCGAGCGCGACGTCGGGGGCGTAATCGTCGATCACGCGCCGCGCGGCTTTCGTCCAGAGCATGTCGGCGGGGTAGGTCTGCCAGGGTGTGCCGACCCTGGTGAGGCCTGCTCGTTTCGCCTGCTCCATCGTGAACGTCGAGCGGCCTAGTTCCCGGCCGTCCCGGCGGAGGATCGCGGTGCAGGTTTCCTCGTTCGAGTCGGCTCGCTCGACCGCGTAGCCGGCGCGCCCGGCGAGCGAACGGAGGAGCCTCGAGGAGGGGTAGAGCTTGCCCTTTATGAACGAGAGCTCGGCGACCGACCACGGTTTCAGGTCGAGCTCGCGGACGTAATGGGCGCGGAGCGCGGCCGCCATCCCGCGTGTTCGTTCGTCGTCGCGACCGGATTCGGCGGCGGCGATCCACTGGCCGAAACGGGCGAGCTGGTCGAGCTCGGGATCGGCCGGCGGCCTCGTGGGCGCCGGCACGGATCCCCCACCCGACGCCGGCGCCCGCGACGACGCCGGCGTGGCCTGTTCAGTTGTTCCGGGTTCGGTCATCGGTGTGTCCTCCTGCTGGGGGGATTCCGTTGGTTCCGTCGATTCCGTGGGTTCCGTGCGTTCGTGGTCGAAGCGGCGGCGCCACTCCTGGTCGAGCCAGTCGAGCTCCTCACCGGTCGCGCCGAGGCCGCGGACGGCGGCGTTCGCCATCGCCGACGCGGTCTCGTAACGGCCGCCGTAGTCCTCGACCCAGACGGTCAGGGTGTCGCGGCGGAGCCGTTCGGGGTCAACAGTCATCGGCCTCGCTCGCGGGGACGGTCGGGTCGGCGGGTCGGGCGGTCGCTCGTCATCCGATCGTCTTGATCACGAGCTGGTCGCGAGCCTCCGCCTCGAACGCGACCGTCCGCCGCCGCCACGTGGCGGCGGCGGACGAGGAACCGGCCGATCCGGACGGGTGCGCCGTTTCCGAGGTCGAGCTGTTCGAGCGCGGCTTTCGCCGCCGCGTCAGCGGTGCGGGCGCGCTTCGCGACTGCGCTCGCCTGCGCCTTCACCTTCTCGCGCGCCTCGAGGAGCTCCTCGACTTCGGGATTCTCGAGCTGCGTCTCATAGAGAGACGTCTGGTCGCTCTGGTCGATCACGTGTCAACCCCCTTCATCGCTCATGCTGGTCTCCCGGCCGGTCTGGCCCCGAGGTGGAACCAGCCGCAGTGGGGGCACCGGTAGACGGTGAGTCTTCCCTGGCTGCCATGTCGGCGGGCGTGGAGCTTCGCCTTCTTCCGGCTCGACCAGGTGACCTTGCCGGCGCACTGGCGGCCGGGGTCGTCGACGTAGGCGTTGCTTCGGCTTACCGTCACGCCGCGCGCCTTGCCCAGTTGCTCGACCACCCTTTCGGCCAAAGCAGCGACCGGCAAATCCGATGCCAGAATTCAAGCTCTGATGCGCTCTCGTCGGCCGTCATCTGGCCGCGCCAGACAGCCCGCGACTGCGCCTCGCATTTGCGTTCGTACCAGCGAGGCGTAGCCATCGCGAGCCGCGCTGGAAGACTGAGGTCGAGCGAGATGATCGCGCCGCATTCGCTGAGCTCCGAGAGCGTCACCCAGGTGAAGGAGGTGACGTGATCGTTGTTGATCTTCTCGCGGCCGAGAGCCAGGGCTTGCTCGATCAGCCGGGCGTCCCTGACGCGGTCGAGGTCGAACAGAATGTGGTCGAGCGTCATCGTCGCACCCATGCGTAGAGATAGGCGCGGCAGTGTCCGTTAATCAGCTTGTCGACTTCGTATCCGCCCTTCCAGGGTGCGTCGCGGGTTCGCCGTCGGCGATATCGGAAGGTGACGTCGCGGAAGTTGCATCGTTCGTGGCGGACGCGGAACGCGATCTCGCCGATCGAGGTCGAGACGATGTAGTCGGTCGCTTGGCGCGTGTCCTGCTGCTCGTTTGCCGGCGAGAGCGAGACGAGGTGGATGAGGTTGCGCGCGAGGATCGTCCTGAGCTCGGGTTCGTAGCCGGCGGCCCAGTCCCGGTCTGCTTCCCAGGCGCTCACGCGGCAACCTCGTCGCCCCAGGGCGTGAAGCCGTCCCGTCGCTGGCGCGCGAACATCTCGAGCCGCGGCTCCGGGCTCGCGGCCCGGACGCGGTCGTAGAACCCGTCGGGCTTGACGGAATGCCCGCCGGTCGGCGCGGCGATCGACAGCGGTAGTCCGAGCCTCTCGAGCGGGAGCGAACCGATGCGGGCGAAGAGGATGTGCTCGGTGTCGTAGAGCCACGAGAACGGCGTCATGCCGGTCGGCTTCACCCAGGTCAGGAGGCATTCGTAGACGGCGCCCCATCTCTCGAGGAGCTCGAATGCGGCCGGGGCGTAGCGGTGCGTCGTCCAGAGGTAGACGTGGCAGCCGTCGTCGGCCGCGAGCTCGCCGACGGGAAGCTCGGCGATCTGCTCGAGCTCCATTGTCGGGTAGTCGAGCGCCGCCCCCTGCCGCGGGCGGACGTCGCGGACGATCTTCTCGACCGGCCAGGGCGGATCGATCACGAGGCAGCGGTAGCGGCCCTCGGGCGGCGCCGGCGCGTTGAGCGACCGGCGCGACCGGAGCTCGGCCCGTAACTCGGCGCGCGTCCAGTGCTCGCCGTCGTCGTCAGGGTCATCGCCCTGCTCGGCAGCGGCGAGCCAGCGGTCCTGCTCGTCCGGTTCGAGCGCGGCGACCTCGCGGTGATGCGACCATGAGAGAACCTCGCGCCGGCGCGAGGTTCCGATGCGGCTGGCGACCCAGCCGGCGTCCATGCAGGTCTGGAACGCCCAGGGGAGCTCGAGCTCGGCGGCGCGGGCTCGGTCGCCGTAGCGGTGCTCGCCGTAACGCCACCAGTCGCCAAGCCACCACATCGAGGCGTCCTGAACGCGGGCGATCGTGTGGCCGTGGCGGAGCCACTCGTCGTAGCTGAGCTCGCGGACCGGTGCCCAGCTCGTCGTCGTGACGGCGTCGCGGAACAGATCGAGCTCGAGCTGGGTCATCCGGCAGCCTTCACGGTCGCCACCACGTCCGCCACGGGCTCGGCGTCCACCCGGCGCCCACAAGCACCTGGAGCAAGGCGTCTGCTCCAGGTCTGCTCCAAGTCGGCCGGAGCGGGAAACCCCTGCTAAACCAGCCTTTTCGCCTAGACCGGCCTGGGCCCGGCTTCGGCCGGTGGAGCACCGCGGGTGTTCGGGACGTAGACGAGATGGCGGCGCTGTTGCCCATCAGGTAATCGGCACCTTCCCTTGGACCAAATCCGGACCAAATCCGGACCAAATCGGGGCTCCCCGAGCCTGGCGGAACGTGTCGGGCGCTGGCGGGGCTTGGCGGGTGTTGCACGTGAAAAACCCCCGACGTGCGGGGGTTTTGGCGGAAAGCGTCGGGAGGCGGCGAGCCCTGTCGGGAGGCGGCGAAGGCGGGGTGCTAGGTTCGAATCCTAGTCCCGCAGTGGAAAACCCCTGCAAAAGAGGTGTTTGCGGAGCTTCGGACCAAACCGGGACCAAATCGCGGGCATCGGGCAGACTGAAACAGCCCGGACGGTGGAGTCGCGGCGGAGTGAGAAGGCATAGCTCCTCCGTCGCGTCTCGACCGCCCGGACGACCGTAGTTCATGCCGTTGCGCCCCCCGCGCGCCGCTCGAGGCGGGCATCGATGCCACCTTCGGCCGCGATCTCGTCGAGCTCCGCCTTCAGCCGCTCGCGGCGGGCGTCGGCGTAGACGGTCAGGAGGAGATGGCCGGCGTCCTTGTGGCCGAGCCGCGCGGCGGCGAGCTCGGGCGAGATGCTCATCTCGCGCAGAAGCGTCGCGGCCGAGCGGCGCAGGTCGTAGGGGGTGAACCGGTCGAACGGCGTCGTCGCCCCCTCCGGGAGGCCATGCGCCTCGCGCCAGTCGCCGGCCGCCTTCACACGGACGACCCGGGTGAGGTCGGCCCACAATCCTTTGCGCCCGTAGGGGGTGCCGCCGAGGCGGGGGAAAAGAAGCCGGGTGCCATTGGCGCCGAGCGCCGCGTTCGGGGAGCGGACGAGCCGCTGCTCGCGAAACAGGGCGACCTCCTCCGGCAGCAGGTCGACGATCTTCTCCCGCCGTTCCTTCGTCGCCCAGTCGGGCACGGTGAGGATGCGGCGGTCGAGGTCGAGCCAGCCGTCCTCGATCGACAGGGTCTCGGTGGTGCGCCCGCCGAGGGTGGCGCCGAGGAGGACACCGCGACGGACGTGCTCGGGGATCCGGGCGGCGGCGAACCGGAGCTCGTCGCGTGAGAGCCGGTGGCGTCTGGGGCCTGGCCGTCGGCGGACGGGCTCGAGCTCGAGGAGCGCCTGGTCGAACTTCTCGCCGCGGCGGGCGGCGAGCTTCAAGGTCTGGACGAGGAACTGGTATTCGCCGACGGCGGCGCGCGGGGTCGTCTCGGCGCGCCGCTCGAGGTAGGTCTCGAGCGGGCGGACGCGGAGCTGGGCGACCGGCGTCTTCGCGAACGGGACGCCGTTCTCGTCGACCGGCGCCGGCGGAAGGATCGTCTCGCCGTTCCGTTTGCGCGGCTTGCACGGCTCGCCCGTCCACGGCCGGGCGCAGATCGCCGCCTGCTCCAGGGAGTCGGCCGTGTAGGGGCGGCCACGGCGGCCGCCGACCTTGCGAAGCCGGTCGAGCTGCTCGCGGGCCGCGTCGGCGAGCGTCATGCACCGCGGCTTCACGGTGACGCCCTCGCGCTTCAAGCGGCGCAGAAGGAGCGAATGTTCGTTTGCCTCCTCGGGGGTGGCGAACCCGGCCTCGTCGGGGAAGGGATGGACGCGTACTCGGTAGCTCGCCCCGTTCGGGTGGAGCCGTACGCCGGGAAGGAGCGTGGGCATAGTCACGCGGGCCTCCGTTCGTTGGGTTGGCCTCGCATCCTAGTCCTGGTTCCCGCCGCGGTCTATGCCTCTTCGGTCGATCCACTCGTCGAGCCATTCCGGCCGGATGAGGACGCGGTAGGTGGTGCGGCCGCCGGAGTAGCGAAGCTCACCGGCGGCCATCGCCCGCTCGAGCGTGCGGACGCTGACACGCGCGCGCGCCGCCGCCTCGGCTTTCGTGAGGACGACGGGCACGACGGTCACGGTCGCAGCCTGAGCGGCCATAGGAGTTGTTTCGCATCGAACTCAACCTCCGCCGCCGCAGCCGCCACACGCTGCTCGCCGCGTGGGGGCCGACACTCGGTTTCCAGCCAGGCTTCGATCTCGGACAGCCGGAACCGGAGCGGGCTGCCGGGCCGGTTGCCGTACAGCCGGAATCCCGGTAGGTCGCCGCGTTGGAACCGGTCGACCACGGTCGCGACTTCCAACCCGAGGAGGTCGGCGACGTCACGTGCTTTGAGGAGCCGTTCGCCGGTCATACGGTGTCGCCGCCGCCGGGCGGGAGTGACTGCGGGATCGTCGGCCGGTCGCTCATTGGTCGATCGCCTGCTCGCCGACGACCTCGAGGATCTGCATGACGTTTCCGCCGACGTCGCAGTAGAGGTCGGGCGGCGGCAGGAAGAGGGCGAACGTCTTGTCGTGCGGGAGGAGCCGGTAGCGGGCGAACTTGATCTCGTCCCAGGTCGGGTAGCGGCCGCGGGCGTCGAGCGAGATCCTCTCGACCGTCCGGAGCCCTCGCGGCTCGCGGCTGTAGATGACGGAGCAGTCACCCATGAGGTGGGTGCGGAGCTCGTGCGCGCCGGCGAACATGCGGCGGGTCTCGGGCGGCGGCGGAGCCTCGCGCGGCTCGGGTGGGCAGCGGCGCATCGTGCCGGGGATCGCGTCGACGGTGATCACAGGTCGTCCCGGTCGGCTTCCCGGTCGGCGCGGGCGGCCGCCCGTAGAAGCGCCCACGTCCAGAAGAGGCCGATCGCCGCCACGGCGAGGAGGATCGCGACGATTCCCCACCACGGCATCAGTCCGGCTCCTCGTCGTAGGCGAACGTCGCGATCGCGTAGTTACATGCTCGGCACTCCCAGAGCGTGACGAGGGCGCCGAGATCGATGCCCATTGCCTTGAAGATGCGCAGGCTCTGGGTGTCACGCGGCGAGTCGCCCTCCTCGTGGTCAGAGCGAAACGTCTCCGTGACAACCATCTCGTGGTCGCGCGGGCACTTCACGCGAGCTCCTCGGCTCGGTCGTAGACCCGGACGAGCGCCCGCCGGCGGTACGCCTCGACCTCGGCTTCGAGGTCGCTGATGCGCTGTTCGGCCCGCTGGCGGCGGTTCGCTTCGCGTGCGTGCGCGACCGCCTGGGCGAGGAAGCCGCCGGTCATGACCGCGAGCGCGGCGAGGAGGACGACGACGAGGAGAGCGGTGGTCATGGGCCGTCCGGCCCTGTGGCTAGCGTCCCCGGCACGGCGCCGACGTGGGCCGCCTCCGCCTCGGCTCTGGCGGTGGTCGGCGCCGGCAGCGTCCGGGGCCGGATCACCTGCGCGATGACTCCTATACGGGGCACCGCAACAGGACTCTGAGGACGTCGCGCTCGAGCTCGCGGGCGTACCGGTCGGTGATCGCCCGCAGCACCCGCACGTGGACCGCCCCGACGTGCGAGTAGCCGCCCCCCAACGCCGGCGGTAGCTGCGGCACGGCCGCCGGCGTTGGTTTCGCCGCCGCGCCACACCGGGCGGCGTCGGGACGGCCCGGCTCACCCTCGGGCCAATAGACGTCGTGGGTATGGGCGTGACGTGGGGGTGTCACGCGGACGCCTGTCCGGTAGTGAGCAGGGCGAGCACGCTGTCGAGGTCGTCGGGGCGGGCGAGCCAGGCGATCACCTGCGAGTTCGCGTCGAACGCGCGTAGCCACAACTCCTGCGCCGGGGTTGTCTTCCCACGTGCGCTCTTCAGCTCGATGACGACGACGAGGCCGGCGAACCGCCGGTCGGGCCGGCCGACGAGGACAAGGTCGGGGAACCCGGCCGCAGACCGTCGTGAGTCGAACGTGTGGTAGACCAGCCAGAGGCCGGTCGCCTGGGCGGCGTCGACGACCGCCGCCTGCAGCTTGTCCTCTCGCATCGTCTGGAGGAGTGGTCGCGCCGGTCGGGTCATTCGCCCGCGAGGTAGTAGCCGACGGTTCTGCCGGTCGTGCGCGCGAGCCGGTAGACGCTCAGAAGCGACGGGCCGTGGGTGCCGCGCTCCCAGTTCGAGATCGTTTCCTTGTTGATGCCGGTGAGGTCGGCGAACTCGGCCTGTGTGAGCTCGCGCTCGAGCCGTTCGAGGCGGACGCGGCCGGCGAACGTGGTCGTGTCGGGGCGTGCGCGGTCGGCCGCGCTCATCGCAGCAGGTGCCATCCTTCCGTGACCTCCCTCGGTCGGGGCGGTTTCCGCAGATGCTCACTCGCCCCGGCCGACGCCAGTGACTCCGCTTTCGTTCTTTCCGGTCGACGGTCGCAGAGTCGTGGCCGGACGGTGAAGGTGCGAGCGTAGAGGACAGTGACCTTTGCTGCAAGAGGACCGTCGCACAAAAATCTACGCTATTTGCGAGATTGCCCACAAAGCGAATTACAGCGTTTTACCAGGGGTTTCGTATGATTGTGACTACTTACGTGTGAGCGTGGTCTGGTGGGCTTTTGTCTGGCGGCACGAACGTAATCCGACAGCCGCCTATTCCGCGCGAGGGATCGCACGAAACAGCGGGTTTCGTCGCAGTAGCGTCCGCGCCGATGCAAGGGGGCCGACCGCCCGGAGAGCCGCCCCCGCAGTACGCCGTGCGGTGGATCCGGAGCCTGCTCGACCAGCAGGACCGCGACGACCGGCGCGCGCGCGCGAGCGAGGACGAGGTCTACCTCGCCGTGGCCGAGCTGCTCGACCGTGAGAGCGTCTCCGTCCGTTCGCTCGCCGAGGCGCTCGACGTGCCGCCGTCGACAGTGCAGGGATGGGCGAAGCGCGGCCGCATCCTCACCCGCGACGAGGAGGCCGCGGGCGGCCCGGAAGCTCCCGAGCGGTTAGCTTAGGGCTCGGCGACGCGGACGAACACGGTGCCCTGCGAGTAGCGGTTGCGCTGGCGGCGCATCACCTCGCCGCCGTCCGAGTCGCTCGAGGTCGAGGTGTTGCCGCCGACGGTGACGAA